CGTCTGGCACTGGTCCGAAATACGCCGCTCGCAAAATCACTATTGCAAAGAAAAAGCGCAAGGTTGTTTTAATGCACCGCGTAATCGCCTGCGCCAAGGAAGGCGAAAAGGTAGACCACCGGAATGGGAATAGCCTAGACAACCGCAGAGAAAATCTACGCATTGCAACAGATCAACAGAATCAGCGTGGATTTCAAACTCCGCGCAAAAACAAGACATCGCGTTTCCGCGGGGTCAGCCTTCGAGCTAAGAGTGGCCGCTGGATAGCACAGATTTCCGTCGAAAAGAGGGTTGTGCACCTGGGATGTTTCGACAGTGAAGAACGCGCAGCGGAGGCTTACAACAAGGCGGCGATACGCCACTTCGGTGAATTTGCTCACCTCAATAACGTGACAAGCGAAACACTTTCCGCAGCGTGCCGGGGCATGTCCAACAACCCGGCGTAACCACCACAACCCCGCTGCAGCCCGCATTGCGCGGGCTTTTTCATGCCTGTTTGATCGGTTTACTTTGCCAACCCTTCGGGCATCCGAGAGACGCAAAAGCTATACTGGCAACCCTGCCCTTCAATTTCAGTTTTTCCATGCCCAAAGTTTACAGCTATTTGCGCTTCAGCGACCCACGCCAGGCGGCCGGGCATTCGGTCGAGCGGCAGACGGAGTATGCGCGGCGGTGGGCGGCGGAGCGCGGGCTGGCGCTGGATGAGTCGCTGTCGATGCGGGACGAGGGGTTATCTGGCTACCACCAGCGGCATGTGACCCACGGGGCGCTGGGGGTGTTCCTGCGCGCAGTGGAGGACGGCCGCATCGACGACGGCTCGGTGCTGGTGGTCGAGGGGCTGGACCGCCTCTCGCGGGCCGAGCCGATCCAGGCGCAGGCGCAGCTGGCGCAGATCGTGCAGGCCGGCATCACGGTGGTGACGGCGTCGGACTCGAAGGAATACAACCGGGCGCGGCTGAAGGCGAACCCGATGGATCTGGTCTATTCGCTGCTGGTGATGATCCGCGCGCACGAGGAATCCGACACCAAGTCGAAGCGGGTGCGGGCGGCGATCCGGCGCCAGTGCGAGGGATGGCTGGCCGGCACCTGGCGCGGTGCGATCAGGAACGGCCGCGACCCGCACTGGGTGACGTGGACCGGCGCGGCGTTCGAGATGGTGCCTGAACGGGCCGAGGCGCTGCGCTACGCGATCGGGCGGTTCATGGCGGGGCTGGGGTCGGTGCAGATCATGCGCGAGCTGTCCGCGCGAGGCATGGCATTCACCGAGTCCGGCGCGCTGTCGTCGCCTGCGCTGTACAAAACCCTGCGCAAGCGCCTGCTGGTGGGCGAGCGCGAGATCAGCGTCGGCGGCGACGCCTATGTGCTGCCGGGCTACTACCCGGCGCTGTTGACCGACGACGAATTCGACGCGCTGCAGCTGGCGGTCGCCCGGCGCCAGGGCCGGCGCGGGGTGGGCGAGATCCCGAGCATCCTCACCGGGCTGGGCGTCACTGTGTGCGGCTACTGCGGCGCCGCGATCGTCAGCCAGAACATCATGGGCCGCAAGCGCCAGGCGGACGGCACGCTGCAGCCGGGCCACCGGCGGCTGACCTGCACGTCGAACGCCAAGGGCGGCGGCTGCCAGGTCGGCGGGTCGATCCAGGCGGCGCCGGTCGAGACCGCGCTGATGTTGTACTCATGCGACCGGATGCGCATGGACGCGCTGATGCAGGCCGGCGACCACGGGCAGGCGCTGCGGGCCGGTCTCGCCAAAAGCCGCCGCCGGCTGGCCGACACCGAGACCAAGATCGAGCGCCTGGCGCGCGCGCTGGCCGACGACGACGGTGCGGCGCCGCTATCGGTGCTGCGCCAGATCCGGGTGCTGGAAGCCGACGCCGAGGCCGAGCGCCAAGCCATCGCCGGCATGGAGCGCGAACTCGCCGGCGCGGCGCAGGCGACGCCGGGCACGGCCGACCGCTGGCTGGAACTGATCGAGGGCGTGGGGAATCTCGACCCGGCTGCCCGGATGGAAGCGCGCGAGCTGGTGCGGGCGTCGTTCAGCCGCATCGTGCTGTGGCATTCCGAGGACGGCGGGCGGGCGTTCGACATGGAACTCACTGCGCGCGGCGGCGGGTCGCTGCGGATGCGGTACGAGCGGAAGTCTGGCGGGTTGATTCAATGAGAGGAGCGTGAGAAATGCAGCCGTTTTATATCTGGCAGACCCACATGTACGGGACAGGAAAAATAGACGAGACAGCGGAAGCGGAGGTATGGAAGTTCCGGCCGATGCCATGCACGCCAGCCGGCGACTATCTCGGCATGGTTAAAACTGGTGCGCGCGCCATAGAAATCGTCGAACGGCTCAACAGCGAATGGCCGGGCATTCAAGGGCCAGTCGTTGAATGGGCGAAAAACATTGTCGCGGAGGGATAGCCCCTACCCTATCCAGCACCGAAAAAACGCAGCCACGCCAATCCTGGCGGGCCGGTTTTTAACCAAAGGACTCAAGATGAAAGACAAGAACGAAGATTTGATCAGACATGGCCGAAAAACAGATCGGCGCCATCCTCGCCAAGTTGGAAACAGACACGCGCCTGCTCCGCCTTCCATTGCTGCCGAAAGCACAGCGTGAGCCCGTCGGCGTCCTCCACCAGCCCGCACTGGTCACCGTCGGAATACCCGATGCGGTAGGTCGGCGGGAAGGGGATGACGGCCGCGGCGGGCATCTCACCACCGCGCCCACACGCCGACGCCGACAAAGGTGTCGAGCTGGCCGGCGGTCGCGTCGGCGCTGGCCACGGCGCCGAGGTGCACGGCCTTGACCTGCAGCAGCTCCTGGTGGCCCTCGATGCGGATCGCCGGCTCGCCGTTCCTGTAGCCGTACAGCACGCCGACCTGCGAGCGGGTGTTGACCGCGAGCCATGGCTGCGGGTCGGCGCGGTCGTAGGTGTGGAACTCGCCAGACCTGGCATCGAGCACGGTGGTCACGGTGTGCGGGCGCTCGTCGGCTGGGGTACGGGTCGAGGCGACGACATGCTGGCCGGCGTCCTGCTGCACGGTTTTGGGCAGGTCGAGCTTCTTTTTGGCGGCGGGCGGGTAGGCCTGCACCTGCTTCACCGGCACCGGTACGGTCGGCACCCTGGCGACTTCCTTCGCCGGCTTCGCTTCGATCTGCACGCCGGTCGGAATCGGCGCGGGCTTGAAGTGGAAATACGCCAGCACCACCACGGCGGCGGCGAGGAACAGGATGGCGTAGTCCTTGGGCGTCATGCGGGGAACTCCGACAGCCCGGCGAACCAGTCGCACACGCTCGGCAGCTCGTCATGGTCGCGGGCGAGGATCTCGCCGTAGAAGGCGTAGCGGATGGCCAGGTAGCGGGCATAGAGCAGGCTTGGCGCGACGGCATGGACGGCGGAGAGCGTCTGCGGTCCGATGCCGCCGCGCTCCTCGACCCTGGCCGCCTGCTGCAGCATCAGCGCCGCCCGGCGCGGGTGGTGGCAGACGGCGGTGTCGAGGTGGATCTCGCGCACCTCGGGCGGCAGGTCGTCGCAGCACGCCGCGCGCCAGAAGTGCTCCAGGTAGAACGCCTGCAGCTCGTCGCGGGAGATGTTCAGCACGTCGGCCCAGCCGAGGTGGTTGTCGCTACGCCACATGATGTAGTGTCGCTGGGTGATGCCGAACATATGATCGACGCCGCGCTCGATCCGGTGCGGATAGTCGCCGAAGCGGCGCTTGATCACGCGACGGAAGGCGGCGGCGAAGTCGGTCATCTGTTTGCCCCGAACAGCGCGGCGATCGCCATGCCGAGGCCGACGCCGATGGCGAGGCAGATCCAGCAGGCGAACCAATTGATGGCGGCGATGGTCATGAGACATTCCCCATGCAGGTGCGGTATTCGGACTGGCGGCGCAGGGTGAGGCCGCGCAGCGGGCGGCCCTTGAATCTATCCCAGCGCAGAATCTGCCGGCACGCGCCGGCGTAGTCGCCGGCCGACAGCCTGCGCGCCAGCGTGCTCGAGCAGAATGCGCCCGGGCCGATGTTGTAGGTCAGGCTCACATAGGCGTCGAATTCGTGCTGGCGCATCGGCACCGGGGCGCAGCGCTTCACTGCGCGGGCGTACTGGTCGGCGTCGGCCAGCAGGCGCACCAGGGCGCGCGGCGGAGTGGTGGTGTCGCCCAGCTTGACGCCGCCGGTGGTGCCGAAGCCGATGGTCGGCACGTCGCCAGGCACCGGGATGACGGCGGTATCGGTGTAGCTCTCGTAGCCGGCGATCCCCACCAGCGCGGAGGCCGACAGGGTGAGTGCGGCGATGGCGACGCGCGGGTTGATCATGGCTTTGGCACCACAGCGCCGCGCGCGGCCCAGCCGACCAGCGCCGACACCGGCGAGCCGACCGCAGCGGCGAAGGCCTCGAAGCCGATGCCGAGCGCCACCAGCGCGTAGATCGCGCCGCCCAGGTATACCGACAGCGCCACGCCGGTGGTGATGGCGACGAAGTTGAACTGCCTGGCTTCAGTCGACATCATCGATCTCCTCATCGTCCCGCACCCGCGCGGCGGCGAGCCGGTAGTGCTTGTGGCGATACCAGACGTTGACGATGAACGACAGCACCGCCACCGTCGAGCCGATGATCGCGGCCCAGTCGGTGAGTGTCAGTCCGCCCCACACCGCGAGCCCGGATGAGCCGTAGGTCACTGCTGCAATTCTGTCCTGCATGGCATTCCCCCTCATGGCTCAGGTGTCGGCCGTCACCCGGACGACGTTGGTGCCGTCGGCGTAGACGATGGCGCGCTTGCCGTCGGCGACGGTGATGCCGGTGCCGCTGGCA